AAGCCAAAGGCAGGAGAGTCAGATAGAATGAAAGCAAAGCGTAAAAGCTTTAAAGCAAGACACGCTAAGAACATTAAGAAGGGTAAGATGAGTGCAGCTTATTGGGCTGATAGGGCCAAGTGGTAGCTCTAGTATCACCCGCAGTATCATCCTCTAGTGTGTTGTTAAACAGCTATGTTAATACACAGACTAAGCAGGAAGTTACTAATGATAACGGTAATAAGACAGCCACTATAGATACTACTATTTATAAGACTGTCTTTTACCAGTATGCTAACGGTACTGTGAGCACTCACAATGTAAGTAGTAGCTCACGTACTATTAACCTTTTAGTTTAATTAAAGTAAGCTAGTTCTCTTTCTAAGTCAGAATGAAGTTTCTTAAATTTAGGACTTAACTCTTTTAATATTTTATTAAGCACCGCTATATCACCACCTTCAAATAACTTATTTATTTGTTTGTAAGGAAGCTCACTATACTCAGTCATCAAAACTCCTTTAGAGTCTATAAAAACTTTAAAAGATACTATATTACCTTCACGCATTATACCTCCATATCTTTAAATGTTATCTTATCTACGCTTCCTCTCATACCAGCTTTCATATATGTAGTAGCTCTACCTTCAAAAAAGTTCTGATGTTCTACACCTAGTACATCATCCAGCCAATCCAGAGGATTATCTTTAACATTGTAGTTAGGCTTTAGTCCTAGCTGTAGCAACCTACGGTCAGCAATGTATCTAATATATTTCTGCATTTCTGCTTTAGTAAGACCTTCAATATCTCCTTGTTCAAATACTAAATCTAAAAATCTATCTTCTAAATCAACCATCTCTCTACAAGCTTGATAGATTTCAGCCTTGAACTCATCATCCCATACATCTATATTTTCTTGTATAAACTCTCTAAACAGCTTAGTCATTGCTTCTACATGCAATGATTCATCTCTAATGCTGTATGTAATGATCTGACCCATGCCTTTCATCTTACCAAACCTAGGGAAGTTCAGTAGGATAATGAAGCTAGAGAACAACTGTAGACCTTCAGTAAACCCAGAGTACACAGCAAGTGCCTTAGCTATGCTTCTCTTGTCTCCCTTAGTAACCTTTACAGCGTCAATATACTCATGCTTGTCTGCCATAGCCTCGTAGTCTGCAAACGCCTTATACTCCACCTCAGGCATTCCTACGGTGTCTAAAAGTAGACTGTAAGCATGTTGGTGTATGGACTCCATGTTGTTGAAGGCACCCATCATCATCCTAGCTTCAGGCTTCTTAAAGATCTTCATGTATCTATCTACATAACCAGAGCTAACATCTACATCTGATTGTGTAAACAATCTAAAGATTTGTGTAAGAAGATTCTTTTCTTCTTCAGACATAGTTTGCCAATCTCTTATATCATTATGTAATGGTACGTCTTCAGGAAACCAATGCATTTGATTCTGCTGTGAGTAGTAGTCAAACATCCACGGATGGTCAAATGGTTTATAATAATCTCTTGTTCCTAATAAGCTCACGCTACATCTCCCTCTTTAATAAATATACCTTCGCTGTTCATATGTCCCTTACGATCCTTAATGTCATCGTAGGCTACCTCTAGGCAGCGTTCTAAGGATGTATCAAACATAACAGCTAGTGTGTTAAGTACTACCAAACAATCGCCTATATCGTCCTCTACGTTGCGCTGCTTGGCTATGTTATCTCCTAGCTCACCTACTTCAGACACTAGCTTTGCAAACTGTGCTAATGGTGTACTGTTGTTTATGATACCTCTGGACATACTCCAAAGGTTTACTTTTGCTACTAAATCTTCATTCATATTCTAGTCCTTCTACTTGAGGAGTTATTAAAGCTACTTTAAAAAGTTCTAACATGTATAACAAATCTTTATTATCTAAAGATGTAGATGCTCTAGCAACTAAATTATTATCTTTATCCCAACCTAAAACTAAAAGATCTTCATACTCATCTTTGCAATTATCTAGTATTTCATTTGCTGTAGATTGTACAGGTATAAGATTTATTATATTACTCATTAAAATGTGTCTCCAATACTATCATCTTGTCTTCATTTTCAGCTATCTGCTGTACCAGTTTGTCCATAGTTTCTAAAAACGTATGCTCTCCTACGGCTGATGGATGCTCCAAGTAGCTTGTAAGCTCTGAAGCTGCCCAAGTTATCTGTGCTTTGTAGTAGTCTTTCAACGCTCTTATTTTATGATCTTCCATCTTTGTACCTTTCATTGTAACCTTCTTTTAATAAATCTTCATACTTACTAATGTATTGTGCATAGGTCAAAGGCACTTGTCTTCGTACCTCATCATTCATATAGTTAGCCCACATCTGAGCACAGAAGCCTGAGTAAGTAGCTATGTCTTTATCCTGCTCTCTGTAGTACTCTAAATAAGAAGGCCAGTCTACTGCTTTCTTTAGCTCATCTATATAAAACATAGCTCTATATATTGGGTGATCATCCTTCACAGCTTAGGCACTCCCCTTCTTCAAGATTGATTCTTGGTATTTTAATGTTAACATTCTCTGTATTTCTAGCTGCTGTAGAGCGGAGGTAATACATAGATTTGAGTTTGTTAGCTCCTGCCCAATGCACACTATTAACATATTCCAAATACTCATCATGTACCTCCTGTTCTGCTGTGGCTGCTGGTGGATTAAAAAACAAGTTAACTGACTGTGCTTGACATACATACTTCTGACGCTGATATGCGTGCTCTATGATCCATATCTGATTCAGTTCAGGCGCAGTCTTAAATACATCTTTCTCATCTTCAGTAAGTCCATCAAGCTCTGCCACAGAACCTTCAGCAGCTGCAATAGCTTTCCAAGTCTTTTCATTGTTCATCTTTTTAGATTCTAATAACTCTGTAAGATATTTATTTTTTACTTTAAAAGAACCTGTTAACGTCTTGTGCGTAAATACGTTAGCCCTCGTAGGCTCAATAGAAGGAGACGTTCCACCACATATAATACTGCTACTAGCGTTAGGGGCAACAGCAAGCAAGTGAGAATTCCTCCTAGAACTACCAGCCATATCAGGTGCTGTCCCACGACTTGCGCCCAAGCTAATACTAGTTTCTTCAGCCCGTTCTTTGATGTGTTTAAATGCTCTATTGTTGAAGCTTGAGGCGTACATTCCCTCAAAAGGGATTCCATTACGTTGTAAGTAACTATGAAAGCCCATCGCTCCAAGGCCAATCGCACGTTCTCTATATGCACTATAAGCGGCTCTTTTAAAACCTTCTTTACCTTCTTGTACAGTGAAGTCTTCATACTTAGCTCCGTATGGTTTTCTATTATCTGCGTTTCTTTCAATACGACCACAAGCATGTTCAATAAAATGTTCTATGATATTATCAAGCATTGTTATTAAGTCTTGAATAAATTTCTCATTATCTTTCCACTCATCAAAGTATTCTAAGTTAACGCTAGACAAACAACATACAGCGGTACGCTCTTTATTTGTAGGTAATGTTATCTCTGAACATAAATTACTTTGTTGTACTTTTAAACCTATTTCTTTTTGTAATTCAGGAAGTGCTTCATTACACCTATCCATGTTTACAATATATGGTTCACCTGTTTCTGCTCTAGTGTGTAGCAACTGCCACCATAGATCTCTAGCTGATACAGTTTGAATAGCTTGTTGTGTTTTAGGATCTATTAATCTCCACTCTTCATCATTTTTTACACGACTAAGAAAGGCATCACTAATGTTAACACCATTGTGTAGATTAAGACATTTACGGTTAAGATCTCCACCAGTGGTCTTTCGCATAGCAATAAACTCTTCAATCTCTGGATGGCTAATATCCATATATGCTGCATAACTACCTCTTCTTGTAATACCCTGATTGAAAGCTAACATTTGACTATCAACTACATGCATGAAAGGGATAGATCCAGTAGAACGACTACCGTTACGAGTAGAGACACCGTTACTACGAACTTGTCCCCAATAGCCTCCGATACCTCCTCCTGAACTTGATAGCCAGATATTCTCATCATAGTGAGAAGAAAGACCATCTCTTGAATCAGGAACGTAGTTGAGGAAGCAACTGATAGGTAAGCCCCTAGTCGTTCCCCCGTTAGAAAGTATAGGAGTGCTGAACATAAACCAATTATGGCTGCTGTAGTCGTAAAGCCTTTGAGCCATAGACCAATCAGTATACCCTTTATATGTTGCCCCATAAATACTAGCCCTTGCGTAAGCTTCCTGTGCATGTGTTTCACCTGTGTCAAAGTATCTGTCTTTTAAAGTTTCTAAAGAAAAATCATTTAGTTTTTCTTCACGGTCATAATCAATCTGAATCCCTAGATAGTCTTGCTTCCCAATCTTTAATGTCGTTAATGTCATCCTGTTCCCTTAATTGTGATTGCCTATACCCTTTGGTACGTGCTTTGTTTTGTTTCTTATTCTTTACTTTGTTTCTTTTATGAAACATTTCAGACCTTTCAGTCTTCCTATCCCAAGACATCCTGATTCTCCATCAGATACTTCATAAGTCTATCTTCATACCAACGTGCTTTACGGAGATCTTCTATAGGTTTATTTTTATATCTAAACCTCCACCTATATTTGTGTGAGTTGCCGCGTAGATAGCCTATGAATTCATCAGGTGTAAGCATTGCTTGTATAGAGTCTATACATTCTATGTCACCTGAGTTGTAGTGAGCGGGGCTATCGACAGCGTCATCAACAGTTTTAAACTTATAACTCTTAGTCATTGCTGCCTCTGCTACTACAGGCTCATCCTTGGTAGGGAACAGTGGGTGCTGGTCTGGCCCGTTAAGATCATACTTAGAAGGTGTCTTTACTCCCTTATTACTTTTCCACCCCCACCCTTTAACTTTTAGATCATTCCAATCTTCTGGTGTTGCGTCATCAATACTCATTACTTCCACTCCTTTGGAAATGTTTTTTCTGAAAACCATTTAAATTTATTTTTATCTGCCCATTCAGAATGCGTAAACTTAGTACCATTCTTTCTGCGTTTAGCTGCTGGCATGGGGGCATAAGGAGAAGCGAATAAAAAAACTAACTCATAGTTTTCTGGAAGAGATTCTTTAATCCAAATATACTTATTGTATTCTTGGTAATCCCAGAATCTTCCTTTAGCTTCTAAAAGAATTGTCTTGCCATCTATAACTTTAATAAAGTCAGGATGATAAGTGTGCTTTATTATATAAGATAATTTCTCAGAATGCAAGTCCCAATTTGGTATTAAATTCTGATGTAAAGAATACTCCCATTTTGAGTCATATCCTTTAGGCTTATCTTTTTCAACAGGTCTGCGAACTCTAGGCTTACGCATTTAAAACCTCTGACAATGATATGCTCATAATATCTTTATGATTCTTATATTTATTCAAAACTTTCTTTGCTCTTTTCTTAAACCATTTTAAAGTAAAAGAATTTATGCGTGTCTGACCTGCTGAAAAAAAGTAAGGCTCTGTTGGTAATGCTTTAAAAATATCTTCAGCACTTAGATCTTCTACTTTATCTTCAGGCAGCACAGAAAGAACCCATTGAAATGCTAACGCGTGAGTAATCACATTCATCTTTTGTTTTTTACTGATAGGTTTTCTTAACATTTATAATACCTCTTCTACTTTAGGCTCGTTAACTACTTTAACTAAATAAGTTAAACCTTTGGAATACTTAAAAGTTCTAAGGTCAGGATAACACTTATGCTTATGAGAACAAAAGCCACACTGTTTAGGAAGTTTCATATTACCAGACTTACCTTCAGGTATAGGAGGATAACATATTTCTTCTGGTGGTGTGTCTAAATCCATAGCTTGTTTAGCTTTGCTTATTGTATATCTTATATTAGGCTTGTCTAATTCGTCTGGCCTGTATAATGAAATCTCTCCTGTTTCTTTATTGATTGCTAAGAAGCCACCGGCATTAGTCTTTTCTGCTTCTTCATAACCACTTAGCTGAGCTAAATACCCAAAGGGATCATCATCTCTTAGAGTACCTTCTTTAAACTTTTTAAAAGCAAAGTTAGATGCTGTCTTTACATCTACTATTTCTCCATTAATCTTACAATCAATGTGACCTTTAATATTATCTACTACAACTTCTTTTTGCATATCAGTAACTTCATGACCTGCTAGCTTTACAAAGAATATAAGAAGCTCTTCAAGTAAATGCCCATACAAAAATCTAATAGGTAAGAAAGGTGACTCATTAAATTTCTTATCTGATTCTTCTTTCATATCAAAGTATAACTGTCTTACAGGCTTACCTATATTAGACATCCTTAAATACTTTGTAGCATTCTCTCGTGGTGTAGCCCACCCTCTAATACAATCTTTAAACGCTTCGCCAAGTTCATCAAGCATTTCAGGATCTATTTCTAACCCTTTATTGTTATTAAGAGGTTTAAGCGTTGAATAAATATCTTCAACTAACGTATCTAAATGTTTCATAATCTATGTTTTACAAACCTTAATTTTCTAGTTTTTGAATTGTAATGTAAGTACTGCACACCAAGATCTTTTTGTTCTTGCGTTCTACCAGATAGTCTAGCATCTTTATAAGACTTAACATCAATTTTTTTAATGTTGCCTTTTTTATCCATAGCTATTAAATCTATAGGGCCTGTACACCCACAGTTTTTAAAGACTTGATAGTCATTATCCCACAACCATGTTATAGCATAATGCTCTGCTAAATCGCCAGTTCTATTTGGATCAGTGTGTTTCACTCCAGTTATCTCCTACCTTATACTCTCCATCTAGAGGGCATCTTAGATTAAAATAAATACCAGCATCTACTATAGCTTGTACACCACGTTGTCCTACTTCTTCTACATGCTCTTCTTTAACTTCTATCTGCCACTCGTCATGTACATTAGCTACAAAGTGAGCATCTAACCCTTTTAAAGATTCATTAAGAATTACTAAAGCTTTTTTCATTACAATAGCTCCAGCACTTTGCAATAAAGTATTTAATGCTGCGTGCTCTGAACGCACTGTAACTTTACGATCATCTAAACCTTTTAAGAATCCTCTTTGAGCCGCTCTTTCAACCCTATCTTTAAGAGTTGCAAGTGCTGGTAAATTATGGAGGAAACGCCCTCTAAGTTCCTTACCATCTCTTCTGTTTCCTTTAACCACTGTTCCAAGCTTTGCATCTCCTGCACCGTATAGGAATGCATATATGAATGTTTTCGCCTGATCTCTTGATTCAATTCCTGCAAGGTTTTGATTAGCTGTGTGTATGTCTCCGTTGAGGATTTCATCAGTATATTCCTTATCGTTCATATAATGTGCTAACATTCTTAATTCTAAACCACTTGCGTCAATACCTACTAGCTTATAACCTTTAGGTACTGTCCAGCATTCTCTACATTCTTTGCCGTAGGGACTATATACTGCTGGTATCTGAGCCATGTTAGGTTTATGGTGTGTCATCCTACCCGTAACAGCACCGTTGTGTATAGTATACCCATGTACTCTATCGTCTTTTAAAAACTTTAACCAAGACTCTACCAAACCTATTCGTTTATTTAACAAAAGAAACTTATTAATTAAAGCAGCTTCAGGGATTCCTTTTATTGTTTTTAAAGTTCCTTCATCAACTACAGGCAAACCTGTTTTTGTAAACTTCTTAGGTTTCCACCCAAAGTCTTGAAGGTACTGACCTATTTGTTGTCTTGAGTTTAAATTAAAATCTTCTATCTTATGTCTATCAAATGCTAACACTTGGCTTACGTTCTTAGTTGACAAACATTTAAACTCTTCTTCTGTTAAACCTTGTTTAGATAGCGACCCATCTTTTTTAAATTTAGGTACTACTGTTTTAACTTTAACTTTCTTTGGCAAAAATACTTTATGTACTTCAGCTACAATCTCAGCATTTTGTTCTCTAAAGTTAGCTAATAATTTATCAGCTTTTTCTACGTTTAACATGAAGCCATACTGCTCTTGCTGTTTGAGTATGTCAGATACTTCATGCTCTATTTTTACACACTCTTCACCAAACCCAGACATCTCTACCATTAACGCTTGAAAAACTAAAGTATTTAATTCAACATCATTAATGCAATACTCCAACATCTCTGGTGTATATCCAGCAGTAAAGTCTTCTTCTTTCATTTCCCCTTTATTGTAATTTAATTTAAATCCCCAAGGCTTCAAACCATGCCCAGCTCTTTCTGGATTAGCTAAACGAGACAAGACTAAAGTATCAATTACTTTCTTATCTTTGAAAGACATACCTGTTAAATTTTTAAGTACAGGTATATCAAACCCTACAATGTTATGACCAATAAGTATGTTAGCTTTTTCCAACAGCTCTAGCCCTTCATCTATTTTTTCTGGAGGGTAGGCGTAAACTTGATTAGTATCTATATCCTTAGCCACGATGCACCAAATAATGGTTGCATCAAGGCCGTCTGTTTCTATGTCGAATACAAGGTTCATTTTATTTCCTTTTAAAATGGTATAAAGTTAGTATCATTATCTGAATCTAATAAGTTAAGAGCCTCCTCTTCTGATGGGAAGATTTCATTTAATCTACCTGTTGCATGATCATATAGCAAATGTGCAGCTACACCTACGTCACCTGTATAACGTGACTTAAGTATACGTATCTTTGTAGTATTAGCTACTATTCTATCTTCATCTTGTTGATTTCTTTCTAATGCAATAATACAATCTGAAATCTGTGCGATACTGCCTGAACCACGAAGATGACTAGCTGCTACTTCTGCACCATTTTCATGACCTAAGTTACCGTCTGCTTTACGAAGATGTGATACTAATATAAAGCCTACACCCGTCTCTTCAATAAGACTTCTTAGTTGTGTCATTACATTATCTATTAGTCTACGTTCATCACCTTCTGATATAGAAGATACAAGCATGTGAAGGTGGTCAAGTATAATCCATTTACATTCACAACCTACAATTAAGTATCTTAACTTAGTAAATATATCTTCTATATTATTTATACCAAAGTGTGCATGTACAAACAAGCGATCATTCTCAGTTACCCTAGCATACATCTGATCTAGTTCTTCTTCTGTATAGTTATCTCTTACTTCTTGTAAGTGCATCTTTTCATTATATTCTACTGAGATAATACCATCTACTGTACGTCTCCAATCTTCTTCTAATGCAATGATACCTACATTATCTTCTGTATTGTTTAATATCCAATGTTCTAATTCACGCATCAAGCTAGACTTACCTACACCTGTACCTGCTGCAACTGTGATAAGCTCACCTCTTCTCATACCTAAAAGCTTATCGTTCAAACCTTTCCACGGATATTGTAAACTAATACTTTGTGATCTATCTTTCCACTCTGTTATCTTTTCAGATACTCTAATGATTCCTGCAGGTGTAACAGTCTTTGCTTGCCAAAAACAATCTACAAACTCTTTGTGCTTATGCTTTTTTAGCATATCGTTTGGATCTTTGTAGTCTACAGGAAGAGACATTATCTTAGCTTTGTTGGGTGGAAATAATGCTGCAACTTTTCTAGCTGCTTCTCTTCCGGGTTTATCAGAATCAAAACAAATGATAATGTTTTCAAAAGAGTTCAAGAATTCTAAGTTTCTTTTGATGTCTGACGCTGCTGCTTGCGCTCCATTCTTCACTGACACTACAGGCCAGCGACTACCAGTGAGTTCGTATGCTGCCATAGCATCACATTCACCTTCAGTAATTGTAATATACTTAGCACCTTGATTACATATTTGCTGTCCAAACAACTGACCTTTTTGCATTTGTCCTTGGCTACTAAAACCTTTGTTAGCTACCTTACGTATCTTGTAAGCTACAATTTCATTACCTTCATAGTAAGGATAATAGTGTTTATCTATCTCACCTGCACTATCGTAAGTAACTCTTACATTATATTTCTTTGCTGTTTCTTCAGTAATACTTCTATCTCTTAACGCTCCAAATACACCAGTGTAAGTATCTTGCGATATAGGTATCTCTTTCATCGTAACATTTTCTCTTGTATATACTTCATTTAAACTAACAGGTTTTTCATAGTTAGGAAAGAATTCTCCACAACTAAAACACTTTGCTGAGCCGTCTTCATTTACGCTCACAGCATCGCTACTTTCACACGCGCTACAGGCAACATGAAACTTTACAAAAGCCATTGCTTTCTCCAATTATATTTATATATTTTAAGGAAGTGAGGGACTTCGCCCAGTGCGGATGAAGTCCCGAAGGGAAGGGTAGTTTACTTACTAATCAACACGCCAGTCATGATCTGGGCCTTCACCTAATTCTTCTTCTGAATCAGGTAGCTCTGGATCAACTGCATGAGTTTCAATAAGAGCATCTGGTGTAAGGTTAGCTACTACTATATCAGTATAAACCTTACCTGCTGCTACATAAATGTCTAGATCAGTACGTAAGCTGTCTGAACGAGATTGAATATTCACTAAAGCTTTAAAAGCTAATTGAGCTTCTGGAGATAATAGTGAGGCATCATATTCTTGATCATCATGTATAAAAGTTTGCATTTAAAACTCCGATTCTTCTTCAATGTATCCTAGCTCTGCACCGTCATCTGATGCATCACCACCATAAGGTACTAAGTTAAGCACTTGCATAGCTTGAAAGTCAAGCCCTTTGAATGTGCCATAACTATTAGTAGCCTCCCATTCACGATACTGCACTTTAACATCTGAACCGTTACCCACAAGTATATCTATGGGTTGTTGATTAAGGTCAAGTAATTTAGGTAAAGGATTCTTTTGTCCTTTCTTATTAGTTACTTTGCGTTTAAGTACAATAGCTGGGCCTTCCTGCATTTGTTTTACAGTGTAGCCTTTAGATGAAAATTGTTTTGCAACATCTTCATCAATCACTAAGTTGACTGAGTATACTGGTTCAAACTTTGTATTGGGTGTTGTTACTGATGCCCAATATGCTTTACCTTCTACTACTGCCATTTCTTTTCTCCTTTGTTTAAAGTCTGTATAGTTTATACAGTTTGTATAGTCTTGTCTACATTTATTTTTAAGACATATGTCCTAGACGGTTGTAAGAAGGTTCAACACTACACCTTCTTACTATTCCGCTTACAGTATCATAAGTTAAACCTGTCTCCTTTGTTATTTGTGTTGGTGTTAGTCCTTTACGAAACAACTTGATGCACTCAATAGCATGAGGTGTAGGAACCCCTGCCAGTGGGTGATTACGGTGAGGCACGACATAGTCTAGATTATCTTGAGACTTGATAGCTCTCATAAACATATCAGTCATTTTTTACTACCTCAGTCATACCACGCCATTCATTAATTTTAAAAAACTTGCCACGTTTATGGAAAGGAATATACCAAGACCGTTTACCTATATGGATTGCTAAATAGGAACGACCAGATTTAATTCCATAACGCTTCTTAAACTTTCTTAGACGATAGATCATACTGTAAACTCCATATAGACAGATGGAGAACCCATCATGCCGTGTATAGGAGAATATTTAATATTAAGGCTATCCAACTTACCTGATTCTAGTTCATACCCAAACTCATCAGTTTTAATAACAACTTCAACAGTTTTATGTCCTAGATCTTTGGGCATGTCATTCATTATAAATGCTGCTAATTCATTATACGTCATTACAATTCCTCACTTGATTCAACTTGAAATTCAATAGCTTCTTTAGCTAAGACATTCTCAATCTTTATTGAAGCTTCACCTGCATCGAAAGCTTTGATATAAAATCTAACTTCCACCATAAAATCTTTAACTTCAGCGTCACCCCAATGCTTTTCAATTAGGACAGCATCACTTAGCTCACGCAGTCTATCTATATCATTCATAATTGTTCCTTTATAAATTGTTCAGCTGCATCTCTGTTAGCTGAAAGTGAAACGTAAAGACTAGTGATGTCTTCATCCCATACACCACCACTCTTATTATCTACAAACTTATCTATAGCTTGCATAAGCTTATCAAGATCTGGTTGATCACCTGTTATAGTGCTCATAATACTTTAACTCCCATGTCTGTTTCAATCCATACTTTAGCACCACAAGCTAGAGGTTTATCAGGACTGTAAATTACACGCGCTACTACGTTACCAGCATTGTCTAATATTTCAGCAGCATTAGTTTTGCGATTATGCTTATAATCTTTAACTGTTATCACAGGTAAGTCAAATCCTTTAGCATTGGCTTTGATATGATGCTGATTGATATGTATTCTAGTCTTCATCTTCTACTCCAAGGTATTTTAATGCTGTTTTAAAGCCGTAAACACAGCCTTCATGCCACGTATACATGCTAGGCCCAGTACCTGCAAACTTCATAGATTCTTCATGCTCATATACTTGATGAGCTAAAGCTCTACAAACATACTCAATATCAACAGGCTTTTCTTTCTTATTAATATTCATACTGTCTAACAAACCCTCACCAATAACTTCATTTAACTGATTAAACAAATCAGACATACTATTCTCCTCTGCAATCTACTGTTATTTTAATTGGTGGATTCCGCATCTCACTAAGTCTAAATGCTTCTGCCATTGCATCTTTGCTAGTAGCATGACAGCTTATTAAAAGACCATCATCAGTTATAGACCAGCCCTTAGAGCCAGCCCTCTCTACTAATAGTTCACGCTCTAGAAATGCTTTAGCCTTAGCTCTACGCTTCTTCAATACATGCTGCAAAGGATCTACACCTTTAGCTATAAGATCAAAGAACTCTTGAGATCTATCTGTATTCATAGTTATTCCTATGTTATTTAAATTTGGAGAGGGAGGAGGGAATCGAACCCTCGTAAATGGAGTTGCAGTCCATTACATAAGCCACTCTGTCACACCCTCAAAGGAGTAGTTTTACATCTTGCTCAGGATAGGAGGGAAACTAAGCTGCTAGTCTGAAAGTATTATCTGTTCTCATAATCTTTCTAACTCTCTCAAAAGCTTGAGTTTGTAGGGAGGCTACTGTACTACCAGTATTCTTGCGAGTAACTTCTTGACCTTTGGTACTCCAATCAGTCATTACATTATACAAAGACCATAAGTTACTACCTAAGCTTGGCTTGTAATCTGATCTCCATAGATTCCATAGCGTTGCCAAAGAACTATTGACTCTTGAGCTACCATCTTTGTTTTGAGTAGCTTCTTCAAGAGTTTCTAAGATACTAGATGTACCATTATTAATGGAGTCTACACTATTCAAAGCGTATGTATTTTTAGATAACTGAGCTATTACTTGCCAAGCTTGCTCATCTGTTACAGGTGTATTGATCCAGTTATTCCACTTGTCTGACTCACTCAAGAATGTTTCAAGACAATTCATAACTTGAAGAGCACCTTTCTCATAGTTAATATTCTTTGTATGCCTCTGCTTAGACACTGCAAAGACACTACCAAATACACACTTATTAAGACATGCCCAACGCTCTGCACCGCCTTCAAAGATAGTAGGCCAGCTACCATCAAAGCTATTACGACACAATATATCTAAAGCAACTGGGCCTGTATTACCTACAGTAACCTCATGTGCTGGGAAACTATAACGAGCATAAGCTCTAGCACCATCATGTGATACAGATATTTCTCTCTTCATCTCAGAAAGATCTAAGTTAGAAGCAACTATCTTATCTTCAACAGCTTGGAACTGTTGCATGTGGCTATAGTCATTGGTGTACTTATCACCTACTACAGCTAACTGCTGACCTGTTTGATCATTAATCAGAATCTTTTTGTTATTAACTTCTTTCTGAACCTTATGAGAAAGATATTCTGATTCTGTTTCATAGTACATAGGAACTTTAGTAGTCCCAAATGTAAAGTCTTCACTCCAACCACCTAGGTCTGAAATAATTTGCTTTCTAGTAGTGTACTGATTATTTAAATTAACTAACATTCTATTTTCCTTTTTAGAATAAAAGATTGACGGGATCGTCAGAGGAACAGATCCCGGAGATCGTTTCCTATTTACTTTACTATGTGTGTAAATCTTGATAGCGCATCTGCATTATGCAAACTACTAATCAAAAAATCTGCTGCTAAGTCCCACTCTTTTTTGTATTGCTTTTTAACAATACGTTCTTTTAAAACACAATGACCACCTAACCCCAACAAAGCTGATACAGCACTCCAGCCTTGATCGTTATGAGCTTTATTAGATTTTACTCTAGCTCTAAGATAATTAATTTTATCTTCATAGGTTAAATACTTATTGGCTTCTACCACTTTATTACCTCCTTTAGTAATAATTATAATAAAATAAATCCTTTATGTACATAGCAATCAATAGCAGTTTTCGTACATAAAGAACTTAATGCTTAAAAATCATTAAGATATTATATCCTTCTTTGTATGCTTACGCAACTCTTCTTTTATGAAACATGTAATACAACTAAAACCATTCTTGCTTTTTTGTTCAGACTTAAAGATTGTCATAGATCTAAGTGGCTTTTCTACTTTACATAAGACACAATTTTCTGTAGAGGATTTGTATAAGCTCATACTTTTATCTCCTCATCTAATCTAATGATTAACTGTTTCTTTCCAAACTTCACAACTTCTTGACATCTAATGTCTGAAAAGTGTGTAGACTCAACAGTCCTATAAAAAATATTATGTTCTTGAACTTCTACTATTCTTATAGGTTTATCTAATTCTTCTTGAGACATCTGATCTAAAATTTTCTTTAGTTCTACATAAAGCATAAGCATTCCTTTTCATTATTCCAACAGCACTAAGCTAGTTTATAGTTTTAAAAATAAGCATTTTATAGACATGCTTAGGTCTTACTACTAGTGTACTTTAGAAGTTGTTGATACTTCTTTATCCGTAGGTAATCCAAACTCAGCAAACAACAAATCACCTAGAGCTTTCTTTTTCTCTAGTATTCTAATATCTTCTTGAACAACAGTTATTAGAAGTTTAGTCCATTGCTGAACTACTTTATTCAAAACTAGTTTAACATCAAGATCTTCAGCTTCTTCCAGTTTCTTTGAACTAATATCAACAAAATTTCTAACATTTTCAGAAACTATTTCTATTGCTGCATTTTCTGCTTCTAAAATAACTATCTGATTAAGAGCTTCTTTCTTACTTAAAGACATAACATTATTCCTTTTAACTATATCTATTAATTTCATTATTCCAACAACACCAGCCTAGGTGTCTCTATAAAAAAGGGGTTAGCAGTTTATAGACATGCTAAGGTCTAGGGGATTAACTAACTAATGCTGACCAATCTATTGCCTTGGCTTCTGCTGCTATACGCTGCTTAGCTTCTAGCTGGGCTTTCTTCCTCACATCTTGGTCTGTGCTGAACTGGTAATCGCTAGTAGGCATCGTTAGCCCTAGCTCTATTATAGCCTGTTTCACTAGCTCTACCAGAGGAGCAGGTAACTTTGGCAGATCACCATTCAACAAAGCATAACACTGTTGGTAACCTAAACGCTCGCTAGCGTCTAGCCTTTCCAAGACACTCATGATGCCTTTACTGTAGGCATAATTAGGCTGTATTTTTCTACGAGTTGCTAACTCTACATCTACGTTAGCAAAATCTAAAGTACTACTAAATCTTTTAGATATTGCTACATGCATAGACTTGCCAGACTGAAAGGGTCCATTTGAATTGTTGTTTGAGTTACTCATTTTGAGTTCCTTGTATAGTTTAGATTATGGGACAAAAGAATTTTTTTGACCCAAAGGGGAAAGAAAAAATTATGTAGCTTATGTGTATTTTAATTTAGTTAGTGGTATTATGAGTAAGGAAGACAACAATTCTCTAGGCTCTTGAATCTAAAAGATTTATAGCCTGTCTAGTGTATAAAAATACAGGCTAATTAGTCTTGGTAAGGCTAGTGAACTAGGTAGAGCTAGGGCTGTTCAGCACAGCTAGGGGGAGCTAAGCAGCTTGTCTAGCCTACCTAGACCTAGTAGCTGCTAGACTATAGGGGTAGGCAGGATGCCATGCCCCCCTAGGTGGTATAGATAGCAATCTTATACATTTTTACAGACTAAATGATGTGTACCAGACTATGCGGGCTATTAAACCTACTAGACTTTACATGAGGAGGTATTGAAACCTATAAGACTTTATAGGCTATACATATAATATATGCAACCCCGGCTAGGGATTGCTCCAGTATAGTATTCAAATTTTAATTTGTCAAGAATTATTTTAATTAATGCTTGACTTATTCTTATATAGCTTCTATACTTAGCAAGATGAATTATTTATCTAGTAAACAGAAGAAAAAAGAACTGACTGAAATGCAACAAGCTTTTCTTAATAAAGTAGTTGAGACAGGAGGTGATCTAAAAATAGCGGCGGAGCTTGCTGGGTATCAGGGAAATCACTATCAAGTAATAAACAGTGTTAAAAATGAACTAGTCGATTTAGCCCAAGACCTCTTAGCTCACAACGCACCTAAAGCTGCACTAAAAATGGTAGAAGTACTTTCATCAGATCGTCCTGTACCACAAGCAAATGTTAAATTGCAAGCAGCTCAACAAATTTTAGATCGTGTAGGTCTAGCTAAAACTGAAAAGTTAAGCGTAGATCATACAGTTCAGGGTGGTATTTTTATATTACCTACAAAAGAAACTGTGGTTATTGATGCAGAAAGAGATTAATTATGGATATACCAGAGGGGTTTATAAGAAGAGCTACCTCTACCATTCCTTTTGGATACAGGCTTTCTGATATTCAAGGGTGGTTAGAACCTATTGAAGAAGAATTAGATTCTTTAAAGCTTATATCAGATATGATAGCTAATGAAGAGATTAGTCTAAGAATGGGTTCGGAGTGGTTAGAGTATAAAACGGGGAGATCTATTTCTCCTAGAGGACTTCAAAAACATATAGATAAAACCTATGGCAGAAGAACAGAAAGATTGGGAGCTGCATCCTAATAATTACTTGACAGATGAAGAAGGTTCTTTTGTTTTAAAGAAAGATGGTACTCCTAAAAAGAAAGCAGGAAGACCTAAAGGTTCTACATCTCAATATAATTATCATAGTGAAGTAAAAGCTAAGATACAAGCAAGAAGATCTGTATCAAAGCAAAAGAAAGATATAAAGCATTTAACAAATAAGTTAAATAATAAGAAGACAAGATTAAAAAATAAAGAAGAAGTCTTTAAAAAGCTTGACAACATTAGTAATAACAAAGTTGTTGAAGAAGATATTCTAGATGACTTACCAGAGTCTGTTAAAAAACATTTAGAAGAAACTAATCAAGATGTTATTTTTAGAGCTAATGAAGGGCCACAGACAGACTTCTTAGCAGCATCTGAAACAGATGTATTGTATGGTGGTGCAGCAGGGGGTGGTAAGTCCTATGCTATGCTCGTAGATCCCCTTAGGTTCGCTCACAGGGCTGCTCATAGGGCGTTGATACTTAGACGCTCCATGCCTGAACTAAGGGAACTAATTGATAAGTCTAGGGAGTTATATCCAAAGGCTTTTCCCGGCTGTAAGTTTAGAGAAGTAGAAAAGATTTGGACGTTTCCAAGTGGAGCTAAGTTAGAGTTTGGGTTCCTTGAAAGAGATGCAGATGTATACAGGTATCAAGGTCAAGCCTATAGTTGGATTGGTTTTGATGAGATTACTCACCTTAATACAGAGTTCTCTTGGAACTATCTAGCATCACGACTGCGTACTACAGACTCTGAAATTACGCCCTACATGCGTTGTACAGCTAACCCCGGTGGTGCTGGTGCGACATGGGTAAAGAAGCGTTATGTGAACCCATCCCCGCCTAATGAGAGCTTCACAGGCAAAGATGGTTTGACACGAAGATTCATACCCGCAAGGTTAGAAGATAATCCTTACCTAGCTACAGATGGTAGATACGAGCAAATGCTTAAAGCTCTACCAGAAGTACAACGTAGACAGTTACTAGAAGGTAACTGGGATATTACAGAAGGTGCAGCCTTTACAGAGTTTGATGTAATGGTGCATGTTGTTACTCCTTTTGAAATACCTATAGGTTGGGAAAGATTAAAGGGGATTGACTATGGTTATGCTTCTGAAAGTTCTTGTATTTGGGGTTGTGTTGATCCCTCTGATGGTACATTAATTATATACAGAGAGTTATACCGTAAAGGTTTAACAGGTGAGATGTTAGCTCAAATGATTACTAACATGGAGCTAGAAGATCCTTATTCAGTGCAAGGCGTACTAGATACCGCAGCATGGAACAGAACAGGTACAACAGGCCCTACAGTTGGAGAAACTCTTCAACGTGCGGGGCATAAGCTGCGTAGAGCAGACAAAAACAGAATACAAGGTAAGATTCAAATCCACGAATACTTGAGAGTTCAACCAAGTGGCAGACCTAAGATACAAATATTTAATAGCTGCCCAAACTTGATCAGAGAGCTTCAAAGTATTCCTCTGGATAAATCTAACCCAGAAGATGTAGATACACATGCGCCTGACCACGCATACGATGCTTTAAGATACTTAATTATGTCAAGACCTAAAGTCAATGACATCTTTAGTCAGTTTAGAAACATGCGTATGGAACAGGCTTATACACCCGTTGATTCAGATTTTGGATACTGATATGAAAAGAACAAAATATAATAATGGTGGCTTATACACTTCTTATTCAAAAGGTGTTTTTGGTTTAGAAGGAAATGCTGGGGGTAATCAAAAACAAAGAAATGTTTCTGCTACAGCAAGTGTACAAGGTAAAGGTTTTAAAGCTTCTGCAAGTAGGGGAGTAGACAATTTAGCAGGTAAAAGCACTAACTATAGTTTACAAAAACAATTACCTAATAGATCTTCTGTAGCTGTCCAAACAAATAAATACAATACTAGTGCTTCTTATCATAAACAAACTAAAGGTGGCACTCAGTTACATTTTGGTTTAAATAAAAATGCTCAAGGTACTTTAGGTGCAAGCATGAGTTTTTCTAAACCTTTATAAACGGTAAATCTATGTCAGAAAATAATTTAACAGCCAATGAACTTTACTTTAATGAAGTAGAGGGAGAGCAAGGTATAGAGCTTACTCTAGATGAGCAGCTTCAAAATAACCTTGTAGGGCTTATTAATGATCGTTATGTTTCTGCTAAGACTGCTAGAGACTTAGATGAGACACGGTGGCTTACAGCGTATCACAACTACCGTGGTCTTTATGGTAAGAACATTAGATTCAGAGAGTCTGAAAAGTCTAGGATCTTTGTTAAAGTTACTAAGACTAAAGTACTAGCAGCTTTTGGACAACTTGTAGATGTTGTGTTTGGTGCTAATAAGTTTCCTATCGGTATCAGTGAAACTAAAGTACCTGAAGGTGTTTCAACATACGCTCATTTAAATCCACAAGCACCGGGAATTGAAACCTCTCAAGAAGCTCCTAGTGAAGAAGAAGAAGTAGTTACAGAAAATCCTTTTGATGTTGGTTATGAAGGAGATGGTAAAACTTTAAAGGCTGGTGCTACTTATGGTACTGGTAAGTTTGAAGATCTTCTTCTTGATAAAAAAGCAGAAGAAAATGATATGCTTATTGAAGGGCCTTCACCAGACCCTCAAGTAATAGAAATTAGTCCTGCACAAAAAGCTGCAAGACGTATGGAAAAATTAATACATGACCAAATAGAAGAATCTAATGGTGCTAGTGAGTTAAGGAACTCATTGTTTGAAGCATCTTTATTTGGTACAGGTATTGTTAAGGGGCCTTTCAATTTTAATAAAACGCTACATAGATGGGAAGAAGGAGAGGATGGCGAACGTACTTATTCTCCTGTTGATGTGCGTGTCCCTCGTTTGGAGTTCGTTAGTATATGGGATTTCTTTCCTGATCCTAATGCAACTAATATGGAAGAAGCAGAGTACTCATTCCATAGACATCGAATGAATCGTACACAGCTTCGCAGTCTTGGTAAGCTTCCTTACTTTGATAAAGATGCTATACGAGAATGCTTAAATGATGGCCCTAACTATGTTGAAGAAGATTACGAACAAGAGCTAAAAGATGATAGTCGTAATGATGAGTATGGTGCCTCTCAATATGAAGTATTAGAGTATTGGGGTGTAATGGATGCAGAGTACTGCCGACAGGTAGGTATGGATATTCCTGAAGAAGTAGATGACTTAGATGAAGTACAGATCAACGCTTGGATTTGTAACGGTAGAATGCTTCGTAGTGTAGTTAATCCATTTACTCCTTTCCGTATTCCTTACCATGCTTTCTGCTATGAAAAAAACCCATACAGCTTTTTTGGTATTGGTGTAGCTGAAAACATGGATGACTCTCAAAAGATTATGAACGGTCATGCACGTATGGCTATTGACAACTTAGCCCTATCAGGCTCCGTAATCTTTGATGTAGATGAGACTGCCCTTGTGGGTGGTCAGTCAATGGAGATATATCCCGGTAAAGTATTCCGTAGGCAAGCAGGTGTACCCGGAACAGCTATTAATGGCTTAAAGTTTCCTAACACTACCAATGAAAACATGCAGATGTTTGATAAGTTCAGACAGCTTGCAGACGAACAAACAGGCATACCTTCGTACAGTCACGGTCAAACAGGCGTACAGAGCATGACTCGTACTGCTTCTGGTATGTCTATGTTGCTTGGTGCAGCATCTTTGAACATTAAAACTGTTATTAAGAATCTTGATGACTTCCTTCTAAAGCCTTTAGGTGATGCTTATTTCCAGTGGAATATGCAGTTCTTAGAGTCTAAGTTAGGTGTTGTAGGTGATTTAGAAGTAAAAGCTACGGGTACGAACAGTCTGATGCAGAAAGAAGTAAGGTCACAAAGACTTACAATGTTCCTTCAGACAGCAGCTAACCCTGCCGTTGCACCGTTTATTAAAATGAACAAGCTAATTAGTGAACTTGCTTACAGCTTGGATCTAGACCCAGATGAACTGATGAATGATCCAGAAGAAGCAGCAATGATGGCTCAAATTATAGGAATGGCAAACAATGCTGGACAAGTCCCTAGCCAAGAAGCTGGCCCCGTTGACCAAGGACAAGCTCCAATGGGAGGCCCTGAAGGAGTATCTGGACAGCCTCAAGACCTTGGAGCTACAGGTACTGGTGGCGGCAACATCGGAACTGGAAATGTTCCGCAGTCAGGGGAAGCTGAATTCTCTGGCTAGGATATTAGAACTACCTTTAGTAGTAGACGAAGCATTAAATAGGACAGAATAAAATGGCAAGCACACTTTTACTAGATGATTTTAACGAAAGATCAAAAATGACAGAAAAAAAATATAAGCAGAAATTAAGATCTCTTATTGGAGGAGATTCTTATCAAGATGCTGTAGATGATATGGTTGAAGCTGAAGGTGGTAAGCTTACTAATACTGTAAGTCATCAAGGTAAAAGCCCTGAAAAATATCAACAAGACGTAGATAGAATGGTTGAAAGAGGTGCTCAGTTAAGAAAGCGTCAAAGTAAAAAAGATAATGATAAAATGCTTAGAGAAGGTGATCCTAGGCAAACATATGAAAAAGGTGGTTCTCTAATGGTTCCTAGAGAACAATACGGTGTAGGTACTTTAGTTAAAGGAGCTAAAAAAGCTTTTGATAAAGCTTTAAAAGCTAGTAAATCTTTTTCAGAAGAAGCTTATCCCGGTGAAGCAGGTGATATTAGAGATATAGAAGAGTTTGAAAAAATATTAAGTACTCCTAATTCAGACGCTTTATATTTTAGTAAAGAAAAATTAAATGAGTTAAAAAATGAAGTAGGTGCTCAAGATGCATACGCAGAAATGCTTGGCGAGTTTGTTGCTATACGCTCTCAAGATGATCGTATTATTAAACAAGCTACAGAATTAGGATATAACAAAGATAAAATTAAAAATATCTTAACAGGTAAAAAATCAGATATTGAAGCTTTAGATGATGCACATTTTAATTTAATAGAAAAAAGATATGAAGAAGCGCAAATTGAAAGTTTAGGGGATGCTCCCGGACGTAGAGATTCCAGAGCAGAAGGCTCTCTTATGATTCCAGAAGAAGGTATGCCAGTAGACACATACGATAACATCCCTCCAGAAGAGATGGATGAAGCAATGGCTTCACAGCTTCCAGACGATGACATGGAAGATGAATATTTAGATTATGTAATAGGTGAATCTTTAGATGATTCAGAACAACAATATTTAGCACAGGCATTACAAAATGATCCACAACTAGGAAACATTTTAGATAAAGTAATGACTGTAGCGTCAGAGTTTTCGGGTGCTGGCGAAGTTGACGGCCCCGGAACTGGTGTATCAGACTCTATCCCCGCTCGTTTGAGTGATGGAGAGTTTGTTATTACCAAGAAAGCAACCGACCAAATAGGCGCAGACAATCTCCAAGTAATGATGGATGAAGCTGAACGTGCCTATGATGGCGGTTATCAAATGAAGGCTATTGGCGGCTATATGGAAGAAGACCCAGAAGAGCAAGATTCACCCCTCTCTCAGACAGACGAGGAAATCAAGAAGCTTATGATGGGTGCCAATAAGATGCCTAGCCTTCGATAATTTTTACGGCTACCTTGGTAAGACAAGCCCCATAAACTTGACGGAGTTAATATGGCTACCTTGCAAAGACACAAGCCCCGTAATGGAGATTGAAGATGTCAGAAGTACAAGAAGAAGTTAGTAACCCTTACAATGCTAGAAAAGAATGGCACACAGAAGATGAGCCAAGTCAAGGTTCAGCAGACGGGTTATTTTTTGAGCGTCCACAGGCTACCCGTGAAGAAGCGGCCCCTGAAGAAAAAGAGACACGCAAAAGAACTAACTATAAGAAAAGATACGATGATCTAAAAAAGCATTATGATCAGAAACTTTCTGAATTTAAGCAAAAGGAACAGGAACTTTTAGCGCAAGCTAGGGCTGCTGAACCACAGTATCAACCACCTAAAAGTGTAGAAGATATTGAAAGCTTTAAAGAAGAATACCCTGATTTGTATAACACTGTTGAAACTGTAGCACATATGCAGAGTCAACGACAGGTTGCAGATCTAGAAGCACAGCTACAGTCCATGCGTCAGCGTGAGTCTGAAGTAATGCGACAAGATGCTGAACTTACGTTGAGAGAACGTCATCCAGACTTTGAGGACATCAGAGGAGATGAAAGTTTTCACGCATGGGCAGAAGAACAACCTGAGCAAATACAAGATTGGATTTATAATAATCCTGATAATGTTGCTTTAGCTTCAAAAGCTATTGATCTTTATAAATTAGAAACTGGCAAAAATCAATCAAAACAACAGCCCAGAAAGCAGTCTAGGGCATCAGCGGCTGACATGGTTTCAACTAAAACAACCAATGTCGATGCTGGACAGCCTAAAATCTGGACTGAACGGGAAATAGGAGCTATGTCCTTAGACCAGTTTGATAGATTTGAAGAAGATATTAAACAAGCAATGATCGAAGGGCGCGTAGTTCCATAATTAAATTTGTGTTCTTAGGAGAATATTAACATGGCTTATAATCAATCAGATCAGTTTTTTGAACCATCAACAGATACCAATGCTAACTTTGGTAACTCTGTTTCAGGACAGAACAATTCGTTCTTCCTACCTAAAGTTTATTCCAAGCAGGTACTAAACTTTTTCCGTAAGTCTTCTGTAATTGAAGCAATCACTAACACTGACTATGCTGGCGAGATTGCTGCATTCGGTGATAGTGTACGGATCATCAAAGAGCCTACGATTACTGTTTATCAGTATGAGCGTGGTCAAGATGTAACAGCTACTAAGCTAACCGACCAAGAAGTAACAATGGTTGTAGATACAGCTAACGCATTTAAGTTTATCGTAGACGATATTGAAACCAATATGTCTCACGTTAACTTCCGTGACGTTGCAACCTCTTCAGCAGCTTACGCATTGCGTGATGCTTTTGACGAAGGTGTATTGGCATCTATGTTCTCTGGCGTATCTAGCTCTAGTCCTGACCATATTCTTGGTACAGACAATGCTACTGACATTGCTGAAGGCACCTTTGACGGTACTGGTAACCTAGACCTTGGTTTTGGCACTAATGAGCATGACCCTCTAGACATTATGGCTCGTATGGCACGTTTGCTAGACGAACAGAATGTTCCAGAAGAAGGTCGCTGGTTTGTTGCTAGTCCTGAGTTCTACGAAGTACTCTCAAGCTCTAGCTCTAAGCTATTGTCTGTAGACTACAATGCTGGTCAGGGTTCAATCCGCAATGGATTGGTAAGCTCTGGTAAGCTACGTGGCTTTAACATGTACAAGTCTAACAACATTCCTGCGGTATCTAATGCTGCTGGTCAATGTCTTGCTGGTCACTTGTCTTCTACAGCTACTGCTCAGACAATCACAAGCACTGAAGTCATCCGTGACCCAGATAGCTTTGGTGATATTGTACGTGGTCTTCACGTTTACGGTTCTAAGGTACTGCGCCCAGAAGCTCTGGTTTCAGCCTTCTACGGTATCGACTAGACCTTTTAGGATGGGGCTGCTTCGGTGGCCCCTTTCCTTTTTACTGGAGATAAAAATGCCACAACTTGGTTCAGATGCAAAGCCTATGATGATGAGAAGTACTATTGCTGGTAAAGGCAGTAGAGTTCGTAAGGGTAGTAACTATGCACGTTACAAAGATAACTTTGATAAAATTTTTAATAAAGACTCTGACCCTGAGTGCTCAACAGAGTTAGAAGGTGCTAGAGCAATTAGTAAAACTTTTTCAATGGGGCAAGACTAATGAAATATAAAGAAAATAAGTACACAGGTAGAAACCTTATGATGAGTAAAGGTAGTAAGGTTAAATACAATAAAGGTGGCTATGCTTCTGTACAAGATATGGAAAAGATGTGTGGCAGTAAGACTGTCAAGCAGTCAGTAAAATGAAAGTAGCTGCACCTAAAGGTTATCATTGGATGAAGGCTGGTAAGTCTTACAAGCTTATGAAAGATCCTAAAGATGGTTTTAAACCACATAAGGGTGCAAGCAAGTCAGCAACCTTTGAGATTCAAAAGGCACATAAATAATGGCAACATATCTAGAGTTAGCTAATGAACTCCTACGGGAGATGAATGAAGTAGAGCTTACCAGTTCTAACTTTACTTCTGCTGTGGGTATTCAACAACATGTTAAAGATGCTATCAACAGAGCATATCTAGATATAGTTAATGAAGAACCTCAATGGCCTTTCCTTGCTGCTGATCTTAGCGGTGAGACAGATCCTATGTACGGTAATGTATATGTAGAAACAGTAATAGGACAGCGTTGGTATACACTGAAACCTACTAGCTCTTCTCTTACTACTGACTATGGCTATATTGATTGGAATAACTTTTATTTGACTACTGTTGGCGTTAGTGGAGAAACTACTCCTTACACAGCACGTAACCTAAGATTCATGTCTACAGATGACTGGAAGGACTACAGAAGAATCTCTGAAAACTTAGATGATGCAGATTCTCAAAACTATGGTGTGCCTAACAGCGTAATCAAAAGTCCAGACAATCGTAAGTTTGGTTTGAGTAACATACCTGACAAAGTTTATCGTGTATGGTTTTATGCTTATGTACTACCTACAGAGCTTTCTAGCTATGGTGATGAAACTGTATTCCCAAATACTTATAAGCCTGTACTACTTAATAGATCTAGATATTATATTTATCAGTTTAAAGAAAGTCCACAGTTTTCAGCCTTTGCATTAGAAGATTACAAGCGTGGCTTACGTCTAATGAAAAGCAATCTAATGACTCCTAATCCGGGCATACTTACTGATGATCGCATGAGGTTTGTTTAATGTCACAACCGTTTGGTTTATCAGCTAAAGGTGGTTTATACACAAGTCTTAACCAGCTTGAGATGCTTCAGCAGCCGGGAATTGCTTCTAAGCTTGTAAACTTTGAAGTGGATATTAATGGTGGCTATAGGCGTGTAAATGGCTTTAATGCTTTTGGTGGTGGTAGTGCAGTACGCCCTAATGGTAACACTAAAGTATTAGGTATTAGAGGCTATGCTGATGGCGTAATAGTCTGTTCAGGTACTGGTATATTTTTTAGTCAAGACGGTACTTCTTGGATTTCTATATCTAAGTCTAGTGTACACAGCAGCGGTGATAACTATTCTACTTTTACTGGGCGTACAGATTTAGCACGTACTAATCAAGGCCAAACTAGCTTTGCATTCTTTGAAGGTCTTTCAGACTACGGTGAGATTCTTATATGTGATGGCGTTAACAAGCCTTATTTCTTTAGGATGGAAGGTACTGGTGCTTTAACTTCTCGTACTTTCTTTGCAGGTGAGATTACAGTTGATGGTACAGTTGCTCCAGCAGTAGGCACTATACATGATAAGCACTTTGTAGTTGCTGGTGCAGGTTCTACATCTAATACAATCTACTACAGCCATACGAATGACCCTGATAACTTTTCAGGTACAGGCGCAGGTTCTATTGTACTTGAAGACCAAGTAGTAGGACTAGCCAGTTTCCGTAGTGACTTAATTATCTTTTGCCGTAATAGTATTTTTAAACTTTTAAATATTAATGATTCTAATAGTATTACTGTTCAACCTATTACAAAGAACGTAGGTTGTTTAAGTGCTGGTAGTATTCAAGAAATTGCAGGTGACCTTTTGTTCCTAAGTCCTGATGGCTTGAGAACTGTTGCAGGTACAGCACGTATTGGTGACGTAGAGTTAGGCGCAGTAAGTAGACCTATTCAATCTATTATTCAGAGTATTGCAGAAAATGTTGATGCTCTTACTATATCAAGTGTAGTACTTAGAGATAATTCACAGTACAGATTATTTTATAATACTCAAAGTACTGCTAATGCTTCTGCTAAAGGCATTATAGCTACACTAACAAACGAAGGATTCCAATACTCAGAACTTCAAGGAATAAAAGCTACGGCTATTACTTCAAACTTCGGAGCAGATGGTATTGAAAGGACATGGCATGGAGATACTAATGGCTATATCTATAATCATAACATAGGTTTTTCTTATGACTATGCTGGTACTCCATCTAATATAACAGCATCTTATCAGACACCTAACTTAGACTTTGGTGATGTAGGTACTAAAAAGACTATGCGCTATGTTAGGCTTTCCGTAAGCCCTGAAGGTGGTATCCAACCTACGTTACGTGTGCGTTATGATTATGAAGATCCTTTAGTCGCACAACCTTTAGATTATATTTTAGATGACATACCTCTTCCTAGTATATTTGGTTCAGGTATATTCGGTACTAATGTATTTGGAGCTACTCCTGATCCTTTAGTACGTCAAGCAATTCAGGGGAGTGGTCATACTGTAAGCTTTATTATAACAAGCTCAGATACTAACTCACCTTATACTATTAATGGTCTTTATGTAGACTACACCCCTTCAGGTAGGAGATAATAAATGGCTCAGAGCTATACAAGACAAAGTACATTTTCTGATGGGGATACTATCACAGCATCTTTGTTTAATAATGAATACAATCAGCTTTTAAACTCTTTTAGTTACTCATCAACTAATGTAAGTACTACTGGTCACAGACATGATGGTACTGCTGGTCAAGGTGGTAACATATTTAAGATTGGTGATCTAGACTTCCTTAATAAGATTGAAGTAGATAGTACTAATAACCGATGGGGCTTTTATGTAGAAGTCTCTAGTGCTGCCGTAGAACAAATACGTATTCAAGATGGTGCTATTGTACCTGTAACAACTAATGATATTGATCTTGGTACTTCTTCCTTACAGTTTAAAGATCTTTATATTGATGGTACTGCAAATCTTGACAGCCTTGTACTGTCTAGTGGTACAACTGTTACAGTTATTCTTGATGAAGATGACCTAACTACTAACAGTGCTACAGCCTTAGCAACTCAGCAGTCTATTAAAGCCTATGTAGATGCACAGGTAACTGCTCAAGACTTTGACTTCTCAGCAGACTCTGGTGGTGCTCTAAGCATAGATCTAGACAGTGAGGCTATGACCTTTACAGGTGGTACAGGTATTGATACATCTGGTTCAGGTAATGCAGTAACCTTTGCAATTGATAGTACTGTAGCAACTCTTACAGGCTCACAAACTCTTACTAATAAAACTATTACAAGCCCGGATATTAATGGCGGTACTGTAGACGGTGCTACTATTGCTACGTCTGATATTACTGTAGGGTCTGGAAAGACTCTAGATGTCTCAGCAGGTACTCTTACAATTGCAGACAATCAAATCTCTGGTGATAAAGTAGAGGGTGGCACTATTGCTGCTACTACTATTACAGACCTAACCTTTGGAAGTCTTGATGATGGTACAATTAACATCACAGCTTTTGTTGATGAAGATAACATGTCATCAGATAGTGCAACGCTTGTGCCTACTCAACAGTCTGTTAAAGCCTATGTAGACTCTCAAGTAACTGCACAAGACTTAGATGTAACTACAGACTCTGGAACTATTGCAATTGATCTTGATTCAGAGACGCTTACAGTTTCTGGAGGTACTGGCCTTGATTCTAGTGCTACGGGTAATGCTATAACAGTAGCTATTGATTCTACTGTAGCTACTCTCACAGGCTCTCAGACGCTCACTAACAAGACTTTAACT